TTTAATAGAAGATAAGTCTGTTAGAGCAGATATTGAAACTGGATATCAAATATTAGCAAAAAACCCAGATTTTTATATAATATCAACTAATCCAACGGCTGGAGATTTTTATCTAGCAAATGATGAGAATAATGGTAGGGTAACAATTACATTTAGTTCTCGACCAGCTTCAAACTTTTTGATCTCTAAATACTTTAAAGCGCAGCGCAAAAAGATACAAAAGACTCCATCAAGATGGGAAAATGTAGATACAAATATATCAATGCACTCATGGAAACCAGATGTATATGTAGATTTCCCATCTACAGACGCTACACCCGTTTTCTATATTGATGATAAAACTTATTTCGAAAAAGGCTATAAATATAGAGTTATTGTCTCTTCGGAAGTTGGCATATAATGGCAAATGCACTATATGCAAAAGGGAAAGAAGGCCTACTAGAGGGTTTATTTGACCTGACTGACAATAACTTAAAAATTGCATTAGTAAAAAATACTTATACAGTAAATTTAAGTACACATGAATTCTTATCAAGCATTAGTGAAGATTCAGTCGCAGCAACTACTAGTTTATTAAGCGGAAAAACAACAGCATCTGGTGTCTTTGATGCTGATAATATTACAATAGAAGATTACGGGACTAGCGGTTTTGCCTATCTAGTTTTATATAAAGATACTGGAGTTAGATCTACATCAAGACTTTTAGCCTACATAGATACAGCTACTGGACTTCCAGTATCTTCTAGTGCTAGTCCTATCTCCATCACAATTAATTGGAGTAACGAACAATATAAAATATTTAGTTTATAAAGGATTTTTATGACCACCCAGTATCCCGCAGCATTGGACGTATTGATCAATCCTACATCATCTGATGCGCTTAATTCAGTAACGGTACCTCACCATCAACAGCACGCTAATGCAAATGACGCCATTGAGGCCATGCAGACGGTTATCGGATTAAATCCAGCGGGCAGTCATTTAACAGTTAAAGATAGAATAATATCTGCAGAAACTGCAATTACTACACAATCCGTTTTAAATGGTTTAACCGATGTTACTATATCAACAGTTAATCCTGGTGATGTTTTACGTTACAATGGCTCAGTTTGGGTTAATTATAATGAAGAAAATCTTGTTGATGGAGGAAACTTTTAACAATGGCTAATACAATCAGAATTAAAAGAAGGGCATCAGGAGCTTCTGGTGCACCAAGCAGTCTGGAAAATGCAGAACTCGCATATAATGAAGTAGATGATACCCTTTATTATGGTAAGGGAACTGGTGGAGTTGGTGGAATTGCGACTACCGTTGAAGCAATCGGTGGTAAAGGCGCATATGTCGACCTCACTGGGACTCAAACTATTACTGGAAATAAAACATTTTCTGGAACAGTAGCCTTAGGATCTTCTGCAACTGCAACAACACAAACAGCCGGGGACAATAGCACTAAAGTTGCAACAACAGGATATGTGGATGCAGCTGTCGTAGCTGCTACATATAACTTTACTTTAGCAGGTGATTCTGGAACATCGCAGACAATTGACGACGCGGAGACTGTAACCATATCAGGTGGAACTGGGCTTTCATCAATAGCATCATCTACAAATACCATAACACTAAATCTTGACAATACAACAGTTACTGCTGGTTCATACGGCGGTGCTGCCTCAGTCGGTAGCTTCACGGTTGACGCCCAGGGTCGTTTAATCGCAGCAAGTTCTACAACTATAGAAATTGCGCTTGGAACTAATACTTCAGGAAACTATGTAGCAACAATAACTGGTGGAACTGGTGTTACTTCTTCTGCAGCAACAACAGGTGAGGGGACAACTCACTCACTGTCCATTGGTCAAGATGTAGCAACCTCTGCAAGCGTAACATTTGCAGGACTTACACTTAATAGTGGAAGCATGGTTTTTGAAGGTGCAACTGCAAATGACTTTGAAACAACTCTTGCAGTCACAGATCCAACTGCAGACCGCACTATCACTCTGCCAGACGCAACTGGTACAGTAGCTCTTACTGCAGATAAGCTTTCAGCTTTTGCAGCGACTTCATCATCAGAACTTGCTGGAATTATATCTGACGAAACTGGTACTGGTGCTCTAGTATTTGCTAATACGCCAACACTTGTAACTCCAAACATTGGTGCTGCCACTGGCACCTCCCTTGTCCTTTCGGGCGATCTAACAGTTAACGGCACAACAACTACAATCAATTCAACTACTATAACTATTGACGATAAGAACATTGAACTTGGCTCAAGCGCCTCTCCGACAGACGCAGGTGCTGATGGTGGTGGAATCACTCTTAAGGGTGATACAGACAAGACTTTTAACTGGGTTGATGCAACTGACGCATGGACTTCTTCAGAAAATCTTAATCTTCTGACAGGCAAGTCATTGTTGATTGCGGGAACTTCTGTACTCTCTGGCTCAACTCTTGGCTCAGGAGTAACTGCCTCAAGCCTTACTTCAGTTGGAACAATTGCAACTGGTACCTGGAATGGTACAGTAATCGGTTCAACTTATGGTGGAACCGGAGTAAATAATGGAGCTAGTACCATTACTCTTGGTGGCAACCTTGTTACATCTGGAGCTAATGCAATAACTTTCACCTCGACTGGAACAACAGGCGTAACTCTTCCAACATCTGGAACTCTTGCCACTTTAGCTGGATCTGAAAGTCTTACAAATAAGACAATTGATTCGTCCAATATAGGCGCAACAACTAAAGGCACAGGAGCTTTCACTACCTTAACCTCAAACGGTGCCACAACATTTACTGCAGCAACTGCGTCATCATCTTATACAACTGGCACCTTAGTTGTAACTGGTGGAATCGGAGTCTCAGGCGCATTGTACGGAAATAGCAGTACATTAAGTGGTTTCTCCATTGATGGTGGAACATTCTAATTAAAGGATGTAGATGCTCTACAATGGAGATATAGCCTATAATCAAGATCATTTCAATTACAGTGGTGTATATGTAGTTTCTCCTCAGTCTTTTGGATTAACTACTAATTTTGGTGGCCTAAAAGTATTAGGCGTTATCGTCATATCACCACCGTCTGTAAATAGCACATTAGTTTTTGTAGATACTCATAACATAATAGGCTCTACTGGGATAGTAGAGAATAGTGAAACGATCTCTACGATCTCATTTGCTCAGTTTGATGGCTATGGGTCTTCTGAGATAAATAAAATTAATGCAGATGCGTTTGCATTAGCAAGTGTGGGTAGTCAGGAATCATACAGCGCCGGTGTCTTTGCCATATCAGTTAATAAAAATGACGTATATGCAATCTCCAACGCAGAAAGTATTATCTTAGAGAATAACTCAGCAGGCACAGTAAACGTTACTATTATATCTAACGCATGAACTAAGAGGTAAAAATGTCAACAGATAGAGTTGTAGTTAGTGATACGGTTAGAGTAACTGTAAAATTTAAAGATATAGATTCCAATGGACTAGAAGTTGAGTTGTCGCCCAGCACTGTCAGCGTAACTATTAAAAACTCAAGTGGAACAACAATAGTTGCAACTAATGCAACTCAATCAACCTCATCAATATTTTACTATGACTATACACCAAGTTTAGCTGATACATATACTGTTAAATTTACTGGAACTTTATCTTCTGGAAATAATGTAGTTGTTGAGCAAAAACTATATGTTAGTTCTGTCAGCGAAGAATATCAACCAACTATTATATTAAAAAATGAAGAAACAATTATTTTTGCCCCAAATGTAGATCCATTATATCTTGATCCCGAAACATTAATTCCATATTTTCCAGACGCGTCTTTATTGGAAATAGGAGAAATTATACATAATTACTCAAATGAAATTAAATCATTATATGGTCTTTTGGATGAAGAAGATGGAACTAATTTATCTTTTACAGTTTTAGAATACATAAAAGCGGCAACTGCATGTGAGTTAAGTAGAACTTATGGATTTGGTGGAGATGATGAAGTTTCGCTAAGATTGGGTGATTTTAATATTACAAATAGATCACTTCCTAGAAGAGTGGTAACTAGGGATAATGCAACGACATGGTGTCAGATAGCAACAGCTTTAAGAAAAGAAATTTTAGCAAATAAAGTCTCACCAAGATCATTTACGCCAAAAAATTTACCAAGTGTTTCAACTGGTACAAATATAGATCCATTAACTGGAAAAACAATATATCTATCAGATAAAGAATTATATGGCCCAGGAACAACCATAATATCTAAAGATGACCCTATGCCAAAGAGGGGGTTGAAGAGCTATGATTGACGCTAAGCGAGCATTTAGAAAAGTAATGCGCGAGTGGGGACATGATATTTATTTTCAGCGAATGTTATCAAATGGAAATCATTCTGATCAATTTGAAAGAGTAACAACTCGTCAAGTTGGACAGTCAGGTATGACAAACGCTAACTCTACACAAGAAATGCCCGAAGGGATAGTATCAAACTATGATGCAGTCTATTACTTCGAAAAGCATATATCACCTAAAGAAGGTGATAGAATATATGAAAATTATTCTTTAAAAGTAAATAAAAATTATACTGTCTTTAAGATAGATACAGTTTCCGCTATTAGAGGTAGACTAGGTGAAATTAACTATTGGGTAGTTGGAGCTACAAGAGAGAAGTGAAATGCTAGTATTACAAAGAGGTCAATTAGTTAAATTTAAATTTATATTTACCTCTAGAGGTTTACCGTACGATCCAACCTCAGTTGCAAGTCCATCAGATTTGTATATAACAATCCTTAGAGGGGCAGATGGTTCTGGACCAGTAATAGATGGCCCATATTCATACTGGAGTCAAAACTCTACACCAAATACTGACGCATACATTGAAAAATCAAACACATACGAATTTACATTTAATTATAGAATTCCCAGTACATTATTTAATGGTACATATACTGTATTAGCCAGAACTTCAGACTCAGCTTCACAACTTGTAGTTACATCTAATTTTGAAGTAAAAGGTGATCCAATTACTTTATCTCCAGTTATAGTTAACTCTGAAAAAAGTACTGTTATAAATTATCAACCACGATATGCACAACTGTCAGCAGGAAATACGTCAACTATTTTATTAATCGGGCATGCAAATAATATAGAATTAAATGTACCAGTTGAAATAAAAACAGTTCAACAAGCGGTAGATCTTTTAGGCGCAGACTTAAAGTCTCCTCTACTAAGAGGCGTTTTTGACGCATACGCAGCAGGAGCTAGAGATATAATGATTTGTGCGGCAGCCCCTATGTTAGAGTATGTCGAAAAATTTTATGAAAAAAATATTCCAACTACAATATTTGATCTACAAAATGCGACACCTTCTTCATATACTTTTTATGAAAAATATTATGAAAGATTAGAGGAAACATATTCAATAATTAAAGATCTTGATTTTGTAGATATAATTGTTCCCTTAGAAACTTCAATACTAAAAACTAATGGTGTTGATTTTATTACACAATTAGCAGATTACTGCGCGGACTTTCATAATACAACAGGATATGTCCAGATGGGTATAATTGGTTCTAGATCCGGTGGCGTCAATTCAGTGGATATTGACTTTTTAGAAGCAGATGAAATAATTACAGATAAGCTTACAGAGTACAATATAGACAATACTGTCCTATCAGACAATGGACGGTTTGTCATTCCAGTATATGGTGAAGGTGTCTTTCAACACTCACAAATAAATAGTTCCTATATATCAAATATGGCAGCAGCCTACGCTGGACTATTGGCTAGTAATCCATTAAACAGATCTCTAATAAGAGCTAGGGTGCCAGGATTAATGTCTTTATATGGTTCAGATTTATCTCAACAGGATTTTAGAAGATTAGAAAATATTGGGATCAATACAATATATCGTGGCAAAAAAACTAAAAGATCAATACCGTTTGAGGTATATCTAACAAATGATTATACAATGGCAAAGTCAAATAGCACACTCCAAAAAGCTGCACAAATGAGATTAGTAGGCTATGTGGTTAATATGGCTAAAGACTACGCGTATGAAAGTATAGGTAAGTTTGGTCATGATGTATTTATGGATAAACTTAATAAATTATTACGTTCAATGAAATCTGATAATATAATTTTGGATTTTTCACTTAATAGACAAGTAGCAGTTAATGATCCTGGAAAAATGTTTGTATACATAGAACTACTATCTGCGCTTGGACTTAAAAAAATCGATTTTAGAATAGCTGCAGGACCCGGTGCATAATGGTATATTATAATAGAGTTTTTCCAACTAGTTCAATTTCCTCAAGATGGGAAGGCGTTCCTGGTCAAGCACATTTGCAATCTCCAGGAATTAGATTAAATATTGGTGGAGTAGAAGAATTATATCCAGGTTCTCTAAACTATTTGCAATTTATATCTTTAGTTAAAAAAGTATGGGAAGAAAGTCATCCTTCTATTCCGGTTGTTCCAGTTGGGGTTAATTTAGATACATTCTCACAGCAGGTTAATGGAAAAGATATTACATCAATTATAGGATATGCATTAGAATTAAGAAAAACTCATACAGTAGAACCTAAACCAAGAATGCGTCAAAACGTAGAAAATAATAGGTATACTATATATGGGCAAAAATATCAAAATATAGTCTCATTTTCTCCTATGATGAGAATTACCACTCTTCAGGGTAGCAATCCAGGAATTACATCCGACGACATGGATGCTGCAGTCATGTGTGATCAAATTACTGAAGCTTTTGAAGATTTTATGCTTGAGTACACACCAATATTTAAGGCAGCTGGAGCTTCCGAATTAGTCTACTCTAGGCGTTTAGCTGATTCTGAAATAAATCGAGATGGATCAGATATTCATAAAAGAACTGTTACCTATATGTTAACTACAGAAAAAACCTTTGCAATTGAAAATGCGAGAATTAGTAGCATTTTAGTAGATATACGAAATTGGATGGCTTATGAATCTGAGTACGTTAACTCTTTAGCTACTCCAAATTATGAAAATGTATCAGTAAACATTGTAGATTTAAGCAAAACAGCAACTCCAAATTCACAGTAACTTATATATATTATTTTAATCAACAAGTCTATCTAGTTGTTTTTATAACTTTTTTGTTACTATAAATGAAGATTTAATTCTAAGATTTTCCATTTAGCCGGAGGTTAAAAGTCAACATGAGTATACCTGGAGTAACTACTAAAATTAGAGATCGATTCTATAGCGTAACAAGAAACGATACACCATCTGGTCCAAGAGTTGTCGCTATAGCTCGCCGTAGTACAGCTGATGGGACTGGTGGCATAGCAGATCTTGATGTCGTTAGAGCCTCAAATGAAGCTGATGTAATATCAATTTTTGGAG